ATTATCAACCTGCTCTAACGTTGCAGAAGGAGTCAAAGCATAAGCAATAGACGTTGCAGTAGTCTCACCATACGACCACTTATTCAAGTCAATGGAAAACATTAGCAAATACTTACCGCCAAACGTATTATTGAACTTCCAGATTACTAATTTATTAATAGGGTCAACCGTAGCACTCATGCCGGTAGGAATCTCGCTAGGAATAGCGTTATCAAAGAACCAGCGGTTTACCTTTTCAGTGCCGATATTCTTAGTCGATTGACCATCGCAAACATAGAAGCCATCGTCTGCAAGGAAATAGGTTAGGTTGCCGTACTGAGCAATAGAGCCGTTCGAGATACAACCCAAAGACCGGCTAATAGCGTCAAACTGAAAGAAGAACGGGGAGCCAGCATAGCTCATCCGGTAGATCGCCCGTTCCAAGAAGATCAGACCGTACTCACCACCCGCAATCCCCGTAATGTCACCACCGTCCGGCAGTATCTGGCTATCAGATTGAGAAGCAGCAGCAGGAGTCCAATCTGTCTCGTCGTTTATGTCTGACCAATAAACCTTACTTGTCTCAGTGCCATCATTAGCAGCCACCACAAAATCACGGACAACTGTTACATACTTGGCAATAGGAGCATCAGCAGACAAATCAGCAAAGCTAGTCGATGAATTCAATGTCCATGCTTGCAGCTTATCCTGACCATTAGCCAGGATCATCTGAGGGCCGAACTGGGTTACATCCCAGCCCTCAACCGCTGTGTATCCCGTAGTCGTTACCGCATCTAAACTCGCATCATTGCTGTCAAACTTGTAAATTTGTACAGGACTTGCTGCAAACAAGGAACTAACCCCACCAAACTTGCCAGCAAAGGTAAGCAGAAGATCCTCAGCCGCAGCATCAGAGTAATCAGCCTCGCTCTTAATCGCAGCGTATCCGTTAGCAACTGGATAACAGTTCTTTGCGTCTGTCACCGCACCCGTAACACCTGGCTGGTCTGGCAACCACTCACCGAATAGAATCTTTTGCATTACTGCCTCGTCCAAGTATTAGACCCGCCAGATTGCGGAGTCCATATGTTTGAAGACTCAGTGACAGGTGTCCAGCTATTAGAATCAGCAACCACCGCAGTCCATATATTCTCGCCCGTAGTAACGCCCGTCCAGTTAGTAGCTTCAGGAACCAAATCCGACCATTCCTCACCAATAATCTGGCCTGTAGCATCACATATCGTTACGACGTTAATAGAGCCGTTTCCAGCCCATATCGCAGTTGGATAGGCCGATACATCAGCAACGCCAATAATCGCCCCAGAGCCGCTATAAACAACGCCACCAAGTGCTGTGACAGTTGCTAGGCCATTGACACTTCCAGCCCCAAATTGCACTCTGTTGGCATTAGCTTCAACTTGAGCATTGCCAGTAATTGAAGCATCTGCAAAACGAATTCTATACCCGTCTGCCGTTAATGTTGCTACTCCAGTAATGCTTCCAGATAAAAACTGAATACGTGTTCCGTTAGCGGAAACTATCGCATTTGCTGTAATTGATGCAGACCCAAATTCAAGGATTGCATCGCCTTCAGCATAGCCATAGTCCCAGTAATCGTAAACTACGTATTGAAGGCTCATTATTTAATAGGCCAAGTCAGTTGTAATGCAGCCAATTCATCCACCGTGGTACAAGCAGCCACAGCCGCCTCATTCGTGTTTGATGCTTCTCGAATAGCCGCCCTAGCAGTTAACGTTTCAGCGTCTAGTGTTGCGCCAGTTTCAGCAGCACGAATCACTTTCCAGTCGGTCGGGGCCAGCAATGACCCAGCGGTTTGTTTAATCTGCGCGGTTACTTGAGACTTCAATCCTTTGTGTACAACCTGTACATCAGTGTCAACCATAGACTCGGTTGCCGGATCGTAAACCTGTACCCATAGCGGAGAGCCATCTTCCTTAACTTCAAGACGATCATTCAGTTCTTTCGGGATGCCAACGCCCCAGTAGTAGCGATCATCGTAACCAGCCGGGTCAGCGACCTCGGTGATGCCGATGGCGGCTTTTTCTTCTGCCGTTGAAAGGCGCAGCCAGTTGGCGGGATAAGAAATATCGTTCGCCGTGAATGCCGTGTCGAGTGGCAGGTTTTGTCCGTTGAGTAGAAACATGTCTGTGTCCTAGCGTGCGAGGGAATTCTTGAAGGGGTTTTCGGCGAAAGCCATGTAGATGTATGTGCCGCCAGAGACATTATTTGATGTTGTTGTCCTCAACTTAAAACCATTTGAAAGAATGTCCAAATTCAAATAACCCTGATCTTCAGCGGCTGACAAATTTGGATAAAGACTATTAGTGGTTTGGTTGTATGTGTCTCTTGCTGTGTCGTGCGTATACCAGCTTGCTCCAGCATCACTACGCTTTAATATTACAAACGCTGGCCTAAACCCCGTGTACACGAATGGGCCGTCAGCACTACCATTACCTGTATAGCTCCCGAACTTGGAGAAGCCTGCGACTTCGGAGAATAGGTATGCAATGTAGTTCTTGCCGCTCTCGTTATGGACGTTAGATGCACCGCCGCCGACAAAGAAGTTTGATGAGTTGGGGACGGTGTTGCCCCAATACGAAGATGACGTTGTTTTGGCAGCTAGCGAGTTCAGCACAAGGAACTCGCCAGCGCCAAACGTGCCGTGCCATGCTAGCCAGTTATCAGTGCCTGTGACCTGCGCCTCGCGGCCTTTGGTAATCATCAGACGCGGAGCAACACCGAGGTTATGCGCGACTGATCTGGCAGCGCCGCTACCATTGCCCGTATACGTCACAATATCGAAGCCCTGCGTCGCGCCTTCTGCCCAAGTCCAACCAACGTAAGTGCCGCCAGTTGCATTGACAGAATTGTCTGTACCAACAGTAAAAGTGCTTCCATTGAAGGCTTGAATAACTGTTGTTCCTGTTGACTCTGCATCTGTTGCGTTAGATTTCAAATGCCTATTGCCACCTAATACGCTGTTTGCAAGACGATGATCGTCAATACCGTTACGCTTTTTGACCCACGCAAAATCAACCGTTCCAACATTTGATGTAATGACTCTCGCGTCAGTGCTATTTCCATCCCATAGAGTCGCATCAAAATACTGATTGCCCTTCAGGATTGTCGGCTCCGGCAGGTTCAGCGTGTTCAGTGCTTTGAAGCCGGTCGGCGGTGTGTAGGCGAAGGGGCGTTGACCGAAGTTGATGTAAGCAGATGAAACAGCGGAGTTGCTGAAGTCTGAGACCATCGGCAGGAAGCCGCCAGACAAACTACTAAACGCAGTTCCTTGGCTGGTGTTGTTCTTATAAAACACCAGCGTGCCAGCGTCCAAGTCCAGCGCCACGCCAATCACATCATTAGTTGTGTAGGCAGCACCGTAAATTGTGTCAGCAAAATTCGTTCGCTTTGCTCCGTCACTCTTGTAGCCATAGGAGGCAGACGATTCTCCCGGAACAACTGGCCTAACTTCATTGGCAGATGAAATGCCAATATCAAAACCACCAGTAATCGCGTTGATGGTAACTTCCCAGTACCACTTACCAGTGGTCGGTGTAGCCACTGTGCATCGAGTGCCGCCGTAGCCGGTCGCTGGCGAAGTAAATGCAAGATTGCCTTCCGTGATTGTTCCGCTCAACGTGTCCAGCGGGTTCAGCGTGCAGTAATTCCCCCGCCCATTGCCGCCATCGGCCCACTGTGTCGGCACATCTATCATGGAGTCATACGTCACGCCAGCGGTCACGCTGATGTTGTTCGGTGTCCAGTCGTTGCTATTGCCTGAGTAGTCCTTGCCGATAGTCGCAGCAGTGGCAGCAGAGTTATCGCTGAAGTTCAGGTAGAAGCCGTTCGTGCCGTATGTGCCTGCGTACTTCTTTGGCTGCCATACGCCGGTGACAGGATTGGTTTCGCCGAATGACGCGGGTGTCAGGGCTTGGCCGTCGATGAAGTTGATCTCGGTTTCATATCCATCAAATTCAGCCCATATTCCACCGCCAGTTGTAAGAGTCCTAGAAACTCCTATATTGTGCTGAACACCACTTGTATTCCATGCTGACGCATTACCACTTCCAGAGTTTGCAGACAATGAGACATTTACGTTATTTACATAAAGCAGATTTCTATTTGCGGGAGTTGCATTATCAGAATCAAATACAAAAACTATGTGATACCAAGCAGACGGGTCACGATAAACAGCAGTTGTATTGGCAAATAAAAGATTAGATGAACCTACACGATTCTGAATAAGAATTTGGTCGCTTGTATTAAAGCGCATATCCCAATATTCAGCACCATCAACATTTGATGACATGATTGTTCTATTGGCTGAAAGAGAACCCCTTTTCATCCAAACAGAATATGTCCAAATTTTGTTGTTTGTTGGAGTGCCAAAAGTCCTACTCAGGTAAGCAGACGCACTTGACCGAAAGCGCAATGAGCGGTTGATCTGGTAGCCCTGCTGCCCAGAAGCACCTATTAGCGCATTATCATGAAACCCACTCATGAGTAATTAGCAGTTAATACTGCGTGAATAGACGTTGCTGTACGAACAATATAATCAAGACGATCAACAGCGTCAGCAGTCGTAGTCAGTGTGGGAGCAGTACCGTTAGCAAAGTCCCATTGAGAGCCATAAGCCAAGGTTCTTGACCCTGTTCCATCCTGAGAGATAAAGATAGAACCGCTTTGTCCAACCGTCATAGCAGAAGGGTTAGCCAATGTCCTATTGCCGCCCAAAGTTACAGAGAAATTAGCGGATAAAGTTAAGTCAGGCGTAATTGTTGCGCCATCAGTTAAAGCAGTAATTGTCGGTGCAAGAACACCATCAATCGTATCTGCTGTAGCTGATTCCCCTAACGAGGTGACATCACTGCCGGTATATATGGACTTAACTAAACGGATTCCCATGTGTCACCTATGTGGTCAATGCAATGTTTTTTGCTGTGCCAGAGAAATTAAAGAACGGCAAAAATGAATTAGATACCAAACTAATCGTATCGGACACACCAGTGTATTTGTAAAATGGAAATACTAATGTGCTACCAGTTGCATTAATTGTAAGATCGTTGGTATTTTCTGAAATGGTTACATTGGTTCCAGCAATGATTTTTCTAAATTGAAGATCAGTGCTAGATTTTTGTTTAAATACGGAATTGCCAGTTGCACCAAGGTTTGATGCTGTCTCTACCTTATCTGTATTCAGATTGACAAAGTTAGCATCTACCTCATTATGAGTTAATGCACTTCCTTTGCCAGCCCGTGTGACGATAGTTGACATGGCTTACCCTTAGCTCAAAGTCACTGAGAGCGAACCAATAGCAATCTTAAAGATGTCACCCGTATCAATCGTCTTAGAAGTATCCAACGCAGTGTGATACATCAGGTTACCGCTAGTAGCAGCGTCTAGGATACCGATATAAGCCACCGTACCCCATGAAGCCGTAGCCTGTGGGAACTCAACCGCAGCATCATTTAGAGAAGCACCATCACTAGGCGCACCGAATGTCACCGCAGTACGGGCATAGGAACCACCAGAGACCTCTGTGCCGGTATTGGCATCAGTAGGGTCAGTTAGATACAGACCGACATAAACCGTTGCAGGGCTTGTGTAGCTCGTATTACGCAAGGTAGCGTTAATCAGAGCATTTTCCAGATAATTCGACATTTCTGCCATGATTTACCTCACGTTATAAGACATTGCCATTGGCTGACCGCTGTATTCACTAGACTGGTCAGCATTAGATATAGAAGCGATAGAACGGTCATAGAGAGCAGCCCAGACCTGCAACCTAGCATCGTTCATCAGGTACGGTTCAGCCTCTCCTAAAGCACCGTACAGCAGCGCATCAGGGCAATTAGCCAAGAACACATTGCTTGCATTGGAATCACTCAGTAGAGGAGGCTTGGCGTAGTACAGCATCTGAGCCTGATAAGCCGAATCAGGGATAGGCGCGAACTGAATCTCTGAAGCCAGGACAGTGTAAGTACGTGGGATACCAGACTCAGTAGCCCGTGTGCTTTGATAGAAAGTATTAGGGGACTCATACGATACCGAGCTAATCGGGTTCGTATTAAAGTGGATGTCCCGCATCTCAAGGAAGTCGGTAGGTAGTCCCACCGTGGAATCACCGCCCGTAGTCGAGGCAGTAGCTACCACCAGCATCTGACGGATTCTCAGGTCTCTACGCAACCGTTCCTCAGCCAGACGAATAAAGTCAGGGATTACTGA